TAACCATAGGTTTAATATACTTGTTTAAAAGCGTTGTATATGGTTCAACTAATGTACCTTCAATAATAGCAGTATTGAATTTGTCATATAATTTTGTGCCTAGATAGTTTTGTATATGTATATCTTGTGCTATTTTAATGTATTGTATGTATTTATCTACATCAATATTTCCATTTAATGCAGTAAATCTAACAATATCATCTCTAGTAATAAATAACGCTTGTGCCATAGTTAGTTTTTAAATCCCATTTTATTCCAATATTCTTGTGTAAATCCTTTTGTAGGCATATCACTTGGCTTCATAGAAACTTCTTTATCGTTTCTTACTCTATATCCGTATTTTTCAGCAGTAGCAATACTTAAAACTTTATCTTTAGCCGTCGGGCTTGTAGGGTCTATTTTAACACCTTCAAAATTAGCATAAGTTCTTCTTAACCATCTATGATTGCATCTAGCACCGCCTTTATATAACCAAATAGAATAATTAGGAGCTCCTTTTACACCAAATCCAGGATTAACAGATAAAGATTCCATTCCTATAATATCTTCTTTTCTATAAACCTTATCAGCATTTAACATTTTATTGCAAAATTCTCTTTCACCTGTAAAAGCACCACTATAAACATATCTAGTAATAAACTGAATACCATCAATCTTTTTATCTTGTTCAGATTTTACATTTGGTTTAGCAGTTCCTGTACTTACAAAGTTCCATATTTTAGATAATGTACTTTGTTCTTTTTTGCTTTTATTGTTTAATGATTCTATTTCAGCATCTAATTCTTCTTCAGTATCATAATCTACTTCTGTTTCATCAATTAAAAACCATTCATCACTTAAAGTTTCACCTTTATCAATTAACAAATCAGCATTACTATCAGAACTCATTTTAATTCCTGTTTCTTCTTCAGCTGTTTCTGTATTCATTCCTGTAGTATCTACAAACTCTAAAGGTTGTATAGTTCTAAAGTATAACTTTAAAGATATATCATTAACAGCTAAAATCTTATCTAATGCGTCAATAATTTCTAATTGATATGGTTTTATTACTATATTGTCAAATAATAGCGTAGCAGTCTTTATTTCATCTGCATTGTTACCTAATCCACCACCTGTTTCTCTAATTCCTAATAACATTGGTGAAGTAACTCTATGCCCTACAATTAACTTTTCAAAACATTCTTTTGATAAATATTCGTAATGAGCAGGCGCATCATTTAAAGGTATATCTTCAACAGTAGTTTTAGATTCAGCATTTGCATTAAAAGCTACAATTACTTTTTCACCTCTAGCAGAAGTTAGTTTGCGTAATACATCAGTTTTGATTTTTTCACGCATTTCTTCAGAAGGTACACCGTTATTAAAGTTAATTACTTTTGTACCGCTAAAACCGTTTTGACAATCATTAATTTGATAATCCGCTATATTTTCTTCAAGCAAAGCGTAAGGTAAAGCCCCACTATAATCTATCGGAGTATAATAATGGAAGCCAGGAACGTATTTTTTAATAACATATATTTCAACTTCATTACCATTACCGAATTTAAATGAAGGAATACGTTTAGCTACTTCAGTAGGTTTCTTTTTAGTCCAATCAGGATGATAATACCAAGCTTCTATTTCGCCTTTATCATTACATTTTTCAGCTCTTAATGTATTCATAGGAAAAGCCTCTACGCTTTTAACTCTTTTGTTTTCCATAACAACCTGAAAACAACCCATTCCTAACATTTTACGTTCTAATCCTGCTCTGTAAATTGCATCGTCTTTTACAATAGACTTCATTTGAGCATATTCATTAGGCTTCTTATTAGAATCTAAAGCATCTATTCCTTTACCATAAATCATATTAGCAATACCAACTATAATAGCGTTGTTTGTAGTGCTATAAAGGTATCTATCTATTAAATATTGAAAGTAATTATTATCACTTCCATATTCAATAAAATCATTCTTTTTGTTTTCTTGAATTACAGGGCTTGTGTAAGCACTTAAATTTACTATTGATATATTACTCATAAACTATATATTCGTTTGTTGTAGCGTGTGAAACGTATTTATCTGCATTAACACTAAACACATTTGTATTTTGATTTGTACAAAAGATTTTATCTTTATAAACTATTAAATTATCTATGCTTAATTGCGTCATATCAGTAGTTAATATATTATTATCTACCGTTATTATTGTATTATCAGCTGTAAATGGCAAAGCGTTTTTAATAACCGTTAAAGTATAAAAGTTATCTTCCTTTAAATCTAAAACCAAATCACATTTTAAATAATATCCTTCAATTTCAAATGTAGGGTTATATAATTCAAATGTATTAGTTGTTTCGTTTTTTATAATAAGAGTATCAGCCGAATATTCTCTCGGTATGAATTTAATAGTTTGCGGCTCTATTTGCTCTTTTAAAATAATCATAAAACTTTTTTATTAATAATAACTTTAAACTAAAATTGTTTTAAATAAAAAAAGGGATACATAAGTACCCCTTTAAATAAAACATATTAATTAATTAAGAACCAACAGTTACTGTAAATCCAGAAGCTACTAATGTATCACCCAAGAAGTTTGCAGGTACAGGCTCTTGACCTGATAATGTTAAAGTGTACCCTGACATATCCGCCATAGCCGCACCAGTAACAATAGTTCCACCTGATACTTCCATTCCTTTAGTTAATCCACAATAAAAGATATTACCATTGTTATCTTCTACTAAAACTTGTGGTCTACCGTAAGAAAGTAGTTTAATTTGTTTGTGGTCTACAATAGACAATTTCTTTAAACTTAAATTTAAAGTTTGTTCAAAAAATGTAGTTCCATTATCTCTTGAACTAGTTATAGTTTGTTCAAAAGATGAAGTTCCTTTTAAATCGTATTTGAAAGCAACAGGAGTACCCGCTACTGTATCAATTACATCTGTATTAGTTATATCGTATGTATAACCTGTAGCATCACCCCAATTAACAAAATAAACAGCTCTTAAGCCACCTATTGAGTCTTTACAAGGTTCGATTCTACCTAATGAAATATCACAAGCCATAGTTTTTATTTTTTAAAGTTAAAAAAAAAGGGAAGGCATTTTACCTCCCCTTAATTTGGTATTCTATTTTAATTATGCAGGAGTATAAAGTACAATTTCAGAACCAAATCCGTAAGTAACACCAGCAGTAAATCTCATTACAACTCTCACATTTTGTGAACCGTCCAAATCAGCCATATCAATTAATTTAACTTCATTATGATCAGATAATAAACCTGTACCAAAATATAAATTAGATTTTTGTGTAGCCATCATATAGTTAGCAGTCATTCCGTTTGCAACAAAGATTTTAACACCATCAAAAGAAAGTGAACCATTATTGAACCATTGAGTTCCCATTGCATTAGTACCATTAGCTCCTAATCCTGAAGCTCCGAATCCACCTAAAGCTCTTACATAAGCTCTAGCAACACTTTGAGAAACGTAGATATATAAATCTTCTTTTCCGTAAAGTTTAGCAGGGATAGCATCAACAACTTTTCCAAGTTCAGCAATTACGTTAGCAGCAGTTACAGTAGTACCAACAACATCAATAACAGTTGCATCAGCAGTAGCTTTAACAACTAATCCGTCAAATTCTCCTGTGTTAGCAGTAGCACCGTGCCAAATGTTAGTTTCATTTTTTTCAGCAACTTTAGCAACAACGTGAGCTAAAATAAAATCAGCAAATGCTGGAGGCAAATTATCAAATGCAGAATATCCCATCTGTACGGCTTCCCAATCGCTGCGAAAGTCGGACTTGCAAAGGCTCAAATTTACCTGAAAGGAATCTGGTTGAAGTATAGCTTCTGTTAATGTAACAGTAGATGTAGCAGTAAAATCACAAGTAGCATCTTTTTGAATTGCATCAGTAGCAAGTTTTTTGATAACTTCTTTGTATTTTACATTTGGTTTAACTTCAATACCACCGTTTTCGATAGTTGAAGCAGAAAGTAAAGCAGCAGAAATGTATTTTCCTGCAAATTCA